TAGGGGAACACGTATTTACCCTCACGACAAATCCCTCCAAATGGCAAGAGCAGAAGGTGCAATGGCAGGTTCGGGTTCCAGCATCAGTATAAACATCAGCAAACTTGCCGATAAACTGGAAGTTCGCAGTGATCGAGACATTGATGCAATTGCCAAAAAGTTAGCAGATAAGCTGGAAGTAATCATGAATAATACAGGAAAGGTGGAATATGCATAATGCAAATTTGGATGTTACAGGAATTTAATTTTTTACGATTACCTGTTTTGCCTTCTTCCATAGAGATTGGGAATTCCATGCAGAATACAACAGTAAATATTACGGAACTAGGTGAAGTAAATCTTATTGGCAAACGTGGTTTGAGAACGTTATCCATTTCTTCCTTTTTTCCAAGGCAAAATTATAGTTTTGCTCAATATTCTGATTTCCCTATACCAGAAGAGTGCGTAAGACGGATTCGCTCATGGATGGATAATCCAATCCATGTTGTCATTACTGGTGTAGCAATCATGAGTATGACCATAGAAAATTTCACGTACTCAAAGCAGGATTCATCCGGAGATATTCACTACACCTTAGAATTAAAGGAATATAAGAATCCAACATTAAAAACTACCTACAATATTCCTGTGAATAAAGCTGGTAAGAAGATACATAGTGTAGCTGGAAAAAGGGAAACGAAGAAGGTCAAGTCAACAATTTACATCGTTAAAAGCGGAGATACGCTTGCCAGTATTGCAAAAAAACTTACCGGAAGTGCATCAAACTATAAAGCAATTGCAAATCAGAACAACATCAGTAATCCAAATAAAATCAAAGTTGGACAAAAGTTGGTGATACAGGTATGAAAATAAAGTGGATAAAACATTCTTCCAGTACGGTGTATGACATTACCAATTACGTATCGACTGTTACCTGGAGCGGATCGGTCACGCAGGCAAGCCGTTCTTTGCAAATCTCGGTATTGTATAGTCCACTGGACCAAAATATTCAAGACTTGAATATTAAAATGGGTGATCGTCTGATACTCAAAGATGAGGATAAAATACTCATAAATGTCATGGTCTACAGCAGAGAACGGGGCAGCGAACAGGGAACGGTAACTTATTCGGGTTATGATGAATTTAACCGGTTGCTTAAATGTAACGCTACCTATAGCTTTAAGAATACAACACCGGAAAAAATCGCAAGATCCGTTTGCAATGACTTAAAATTAGAAATTGGCTCCATAATTGAAACGAAAGTTCCAATTAAGAAAATGCTGATTGATGGAGACAATTACTATAACATTATTATGAGGGCATATACAAAGGCTTACCACGCTACTGGTAAGAAGTATATGCCTTTTATGTATAATAAAAAGGTTTATGTAATGGAAAAAGGTAAGGTTATCGAAGATTTTTATCTGGATGATAGCGTAAATATTACCTCTAGTAGCTATAGCGAATCCATTGACTCCATGATTAATAAAGTGAAGATTTACAATGATAAGGGTAAGCAAATTGGTGAGGTTAAGGATGAAAACGCCGTGAAGTTATATGGTGTATTCCAAGATATTTATACCAGAGAAGATGGTGTTGATTATAAGAAAGCAGCGAAAAACATGCTGGTTTCCACTGAGAAAACCGCATCCGTAGAGGCTGTGGGCAATATATCCTGCATCAGCGGATATGCCATCAATATCAAGGACTCTATTTCAAAGCTTACAGGTATATTCTGGATTGAAAATGATACGCATACTTGGAGCAATGGCAATTATACTATGTCCTTGGATCTGGCATTTAAAAATATTATGGATTTACAGGAGGGCTAGACATTGAATGGATATGAGAAAATAGTGAAAATCATGCAGCAGCAAGGAAGTTCTCCTTCCATGGTATTTATTACTACAATGGATACCCAGAAGAGCTGTAAAGTAAATGAATTAATGCTGGATGGGGATGACCTAATAATCGCAGAACACCTGAAAACTGGATACTATAAACAAAATGGTGATACGATGCAATTCGTAGAGCCAATCAAAGCAAATGATACTGTATTAATTGTTAAGATTAATAATGAACAGTATGCAATTATCGAAAGGCTGGTGAGTCTATGAGTTTTCCTTTTGATACGGAAGAAGTCAACACAGTTGATACCAATACAACCCTTTTGGAATATGCAGTTAATTTTGATAAGGGCAGATTAACGGGAGACATTGTAGAAGGACAGGAAGCACTGAAAATATGGATCTATCTGGCACTCAAATGTACCAGATACCGATATGTCATCTACAGCTGGGACTATGGAAATGAACTGGAAAGCTTGATCGGGAATTCCTTTTCCAGAGAATATCTGGAGGCTGAGTGTAAGGACATGGTAGAAAATTGTCTGTTAGTCAATGAAAAGATTAAAAGTATTGATAATTTTGAAATTACATTGGATAACGATCAGTTGAAGCTTAGCTTTATAGCAAATACAATTTTTGGGGAGGTAGAAATAAATGTATGAAGATTTAACCTTTGAAGTTTTACTAGAAAGAATGTTGGCTAGAATTACGACTGCTGTTGATAAAACGGAAGGCAGTTTAATCTACAATGCCCTTGCTCCGGAAGCCTGGGAGCTGGCGCAGGCTTATGTTGCAATTGATCACGTTTACGATACAACATTTGCGGATACTGCTCCAAGGGAAGAATTAGTAAGACGTGCCAGAGAAAGAGGAATTGAACCAAAAGAAGCCACAAAAGCCTTACTACAAGGTGAATTTAATATGGAAGTTCCTGTGGGAAGTCGCTTTTCGCTGGATGATTATAATTATGTAGTAACTGAAAAAATATCAGAAACAGCATCGGATAAACTTTATAAACTACAATGCGAAATAGCTGGGACCACTGGTAATAAAAAGTTTGGTACCCTGACACCAATTGAGTTTATCGAAGGTCTTACCAGTGCAGTCCTGACCAAATTATTGATTCCTGCTGTTGATGATGAAGATACGGAAGCATTTCGCGAACGTTATTTTGCATCCTTTCAGAGTCAGGCATTTGGAGGAAATATTGCCGATTACATCAGTACTACGGAATCCATCAAGGGTGTAGGCGGTGCAAAATATCATCGTGCCAGTGAGGAAAATAGTCATGTGAAGATTCAGATCATTGATTCTGAATTTCAGGTACCAAGCAGTACATTAGTGGATCTGGTTCAGCAAACCCTTGATCCAAAGAGCGTAGATGGTCAGCCAGTGACACAGGGACATGGACTTGGAATGGCACCGATTGGACATATTGTCGATGTGGAAGGGTGCATAAGCAGTACATTAAATATCACAGCAAAATTTACCTATGATACCGGATTTACCTGGGAGTCAGTACAGAATAAAGTAAGTGATGCAGTAGACAAGTACTTTTTAGAACTAAGAAAGACATGGGCTGACACTGATGGGCTGATTATAAGACTTGCACAAATTGAGTCCAGACTGCTTTCTATTGATGGCATTCTTGACATTTCCAATACTGCCATTAACAATTCACAGAACAACCTGATTTTAGCAGCCAATGAAATACCGGTAAGGGGGACTGTCAATGCTAATTAATTATTTACCTCCAGTTCTACAGGATATCAGGGAGTTTCAACTGGTCATGTCAGATACTGATTCGGAAAATCAGAGCTTATATAACGCAATTGCCGATCTGGAGAATAATCAGTACATCACTACGGTAACAGAAGATCAGATAAACCGTTATGAAAAAATGCTGAGCATCGTTCCGAAAGACACAGACACTCTGTTGGACAGAAGATTCAAAGTCCTGGCACTTTATAATAAGAAACTACCCTATACCAGAATCAGCCTGGAAAATGATTTAAACACCTTGTGCGGTGAGAATGGCTACCAGGTCAGCATAGACTATGACAAGCATAAGTTGACGGTACGAGTAGCATTGACGGTAAAAGAAATGTTCCGAACGGTAAGTGACTATCTGGATACGGTTGTACCGTTGAACATGATCATTGATCTTATGCTACTATGTAACACATGGGAAAAGGTGAGTAAATTTACTTGGAAGCAAGCAAGTGCATATACTTGGCAGCAGCTGAGAGAGGATGTGTTATAAATGGCAGAATATACGAAGAATTATAAATTCAAATGCCCGGAGGCTACGGATTATGTTAATGTGGAGGAGCTTAATGAGAATTTTAATTCGATTGATCAGGGAATTCGGACGGTGGAGGAAAAGGAAGAACAGCTGAAGTTGCTGTTAGATGAGAAGGCTGGAAAGGAAGCTGCCACAGGATTTAAGGATGGTCTGATGAGTACATCAGACAAAATAAAATTGGATGGAGTGGCAGATCGAGCGAATAATTATGTTCACCCAGTTAGCCATCCGGCAAGTATCATTACGGGACTGCCTACTAGTCTACCGGCTAATGGAGGAAATGCTGATACAATCGGTAATGTTGGTATTAATAATTTAGTAAGAAGATATGAATTAAATAGTATAGATATTTCAAAAACTACAATTGATACAGGTTCATATATTACCACAGTATCTAATAATTCAAGTGCACCAAATACTTCTTTTTGGCATATCATACACACTGGCTATGGATCAGATGGGTATGCTGCTCAAGTTGGGCTGCCATTCTATGGTTCCGCAGATATTTACGTAAGAAGTGCAAATGGAACTACCTGGGGTGCGTGGAGAAAAATAAGTATTGGTTATGGAACCACTGTTCCGACTTCACTTAGTGAGGGTGAAGTATTTCTAGTATATGAATAGGTGGTGATTGAATGTCGAAAGGAATTTATGTAGGAGTAGGTGGGGCGGTAAGAAAAGCTAAGCCTTATGTTGGCGTTGGTGGCGTAGTTAAAAAGGTGAAAAAGGGATATTGTTTTACCACTAATCAGGCACGTTTAATATATAATATGGGACTAGAAAAGATAAATACAGTAATTTCGTTGGGTTCGGCTAAGGGTAAAATGGGGGTTGCGGCACTTCCTAATATTGTTATGTATGGAGGATCAAACTATAATCGAAATATAGATGCATTTGATTCAAACTTAATAAGATATACGTCTACAATGTTTGCTCGTGATAGAAGTGATCGATATGGAGCTGCAGCTATAGGGTGTTATGGATTATTTGCAGGTGGATCTAGCAGTAGTGGACAATACTGGTATGATGGGGAAGTTTATAATTCTAATTTAGTACTTAATTCTTATTTAGATCTAGGTGGTTATGCAACAGCCAATCCAGCAATGGCATCTATTACAAATTATGCTATACTTGCTGGTGGATGGAATAGTAGCTCATATAATACAAAAGTATGGGCTTGGGATGCTAACTTAAATAGATTAAGTCCATCAGATTTAACAAAGCCAGGTGATATTTGCGGATATGTATCATGGACGAATAGGGTAATTTTATTTTTTTCTGGTCAACCTGAATGCTATGATATTAATTTGCAAAAGAGTTTTATTTTACCATTATCAGGTACTGGTATTATTTTTAGACTAACGATAGCTCAAAATAATAAATATTTGTTGGTTTATTATCAATCTGGCTCAGGAAATGATGCAACATTTGCAATTGATGTATATGATAAAAATTTAACTAAGGTAGGAACAGCAATGCAACCTAGATGTGTTGGACCATATCTAGGTGCTGGTTCTACTCCTGATTTTGCAGTTTTTGCAGGTGGCTATAAATATTATTGGACAGATCCGAATGACATTGATCAAGCAAGTGTTGATATTTATGATACAAATCTGGTTTCTAGTCCATCAGATAGTTTATCGTTAGCACGTTCATTTCCATGTGGATCAATTTTAAAAGATAATTTAATTTTTGCAGGCGGATTAAATGCAAAAGCTGAGAACCCAACTACAACAGTTGATGTTTATAAATTTTGAATGATAATAATATAAAATAAGGAGATTAATAATGCAAAACATAAAGTTAGAAATCTATAACAATAATAAAGTATATCTATTTCCAAATATGAAGCCAGCAACTCCAGAAATAGTTGCCAGAGATTATGCAGCTGTAAATATAACAAAATGTGTGGTAACATCGGATATAAGTGGTGAAATGTTCTATGCAATTGAGCCATTAAATGCAATGGTTCAAAGATTAGACATTGATATTACTAATATGTTAAGTGATGAAGAAAAATTAGTAGCAATGGAAAACAAATTAAATGAGCCAGCACCAGTACCACAACCATCAGCTCAAGACAGAATTGCCGCAGCAATGGAATATCAAAATTTATTATCAATGTAAATGGAGGAAAAACTATGACTTATGATGTAATTAAGAATAATTTCGATAAAAGGCTTTGGAATACTGATATGGTCAAGACAGCAGTATCAAAAGGAGTCATTACACAGGATCAATACCAGGATATCACAGGAGAGGAATTCCCTTCATCCAAAACAGGATTAAATATAATTAAAAATCTGCGTAACAAATAAGTCTAATATGTTTCATATTGGACTTTTTATTTTGCAGACTGAAAAGAGGTATTCAAAATGAAAGAATTTATTATAGAATTAGGTTCCAATAAATTTATAATGCTGGTTATGGCTTTCGTTATTTTGGACAGTATTCTTGGAGTTCTAAGAGCAATAAAAGAAAGAAAATTTAACAGTTCTGCTGGTATCAATGGAGCGATTAGAAAAGTTGCTATGTTATCTTGTATTATTATTTTAGCCATAGTAGATAGAATTTTCAGTTTTAATCTTTTGTTCATGATTCCAGACTCAATATTAGATATGGTGAAAATTGATCATATTGGTATCTGTGAATTTTTCTGCGTTTTATTTATATTGTATGAAGCAATTTCTTGTATGAAAAATGCCATGTTGTGTGGAGCACCTATGTCAAAAGCTTTAAAGAGCAAGTTGGAATATTTCCTTGGAGAAATGACAGGTGAGGTAGTACAGGATAAGACGGAGCAAATTAAATAGTTGGAGAGGAGTTGATTAATATGGAAAATGTAACGACAAATTATAAATTGAAAAAGCCTTTGGTAGAAGATTTCGTTAATGTGGAAGAATTGAATGATAATTTTGATGAAATAGATAAACAAATAAAGAATGTTGAGGATAAGACGGAGTTAGTTAGTTCGCAGTTGGGGGAGAAAGCGAAGATAGGCGACGACTATCGACCTAATTTACTTTCTAATAGTGATTTTCAATCTTGGAGTAAAGGATCATCTATTTTAGTATCTAATGCTCAGACAAGTACAGCGGTATGTGATTCTTGGTTTATATGGAGTGATATATCATTTTCACCAACAATATCTAAAGATGTCAATGGTATAAAAATAACAGCACCATCATCTAATACTTGGTATATCCTGTTTCAAACAGTAGCGAGAGATAATATGTTTAATAATCTAATTTTAAATAATACTATAGCGTATAATATCAAACTAGATGGGGTTATTTATAAAGGTACAATCACTCCAGTTGTTGGTAACACATCAGTAACATTACTTAACGATACAAAATTAACGGTTGTTGTTGATAGTACTACTGTTAAATATGAATTAAGTTTTACTGATACTGTATCACATATAATTAATTACATAAAACTAGAACTTAACGACCACACCACCCCGTTTATTCCGTTATCATATTTTGAAGAACAGGTTAAAAGTGGATTAGCGGTTACTAAAACCTCTGGTGATATTACTTACTATGTATCTCCGTCTGGGTCAGATACAACAGGAGATGGAAGTCAAAGTAAGCCGTTTGCTACGGCAACAAAAGCCTTAAATTTATTACCACCTGTTATAAATCATACTGTAACAATATGGATTACCTCTGGTACAATAACTGAAGATATAACTTGTAGTGGATTTGTTGGTATGGGTGGTATAAACATCATAGGTGACGTCTCAAGTTTGGCAAATGCATCTACTCATATTGTAAATGGTCTGATACACCTTAAGAATGTTACTTGCACCTTAGCAATTAGGGGTTTAAAAGTAAAAACTGGAAGTCAAGCATATGGGTTCTATGTAGAAAGATGTTCAAATGTATATGTAAACACTAATATATTTGATGGAACAGGAAGAAATTCAACATCAATAAACATTGGATTATATACACTACAGTCAACTGTATATGCAGTTGATTGTGAGTTTGATAACTTTAAAGAGACCTCAGATGCAGGGCATGCAATATATGCAGACTATGGTGCAAATATATATGCAATTAACATTACAGGTAGTAACAATAAACATGGTTTAACTGCCGCAGGTGGTGGTAGGATAAGCTTATATCCTAATTCAATACCTATGACATCTGTTATACCCAGATATACAATAGCAGGTGGAGAAATTACTGGTGGTACAGAGACCAATGTTATTACATTTACAGCTGGTACTTATCATGGAAGTGGTAATACGGTTAGAAATAAAGTAAATGGCAACAATGTAGACTTTGCATATACAGTTATTTCAAATGCTACAACATCTAATACTGCACTCGACTATCAGATATTAAAACTTTCTAATTATATACCAACTAGTCAGAATGTATATGGATTATGTACTGAATTTGACAGCGGGGGATCACCAACTGGAATAATAAAACCGTGTGTTATTTATACCAATGGTGATATTACGATTGCAGGGGTAATAAAATCTGGATATATGTATAGAACTGTATTTGACTATCTAATCGAATAAAAGAAAGGAAAGATTCAAAATGGAAGATATTTTTAATGTACCAACTCAACCAAAGAAAATTATTAAGTATTACATAGGAACGCAGGTGATTAATAATATTGCCTACGTGGTATGCGGTTATTCGACAGCATATGGAATGCAGCCGTTAGATTCCCATATTTGTATCAATGATGATGCGACTGATGAAGCATTTACTTTATTAGGCGTAAAGAACCCTAGCATTGTAAATGAAGATGGTACACACAATTACAAGTGGGATGGCAGCGAGGTAATTGAAACCACAGCAGGGGAAAGAGTAGCGGAATTAGCATCCTTACCCAAACCGCAAGAATCACAAACAGATCAGCAAATTAAATACAGTATTGATTTGGATTATCGCTTATCTAAATTAGAATTGGGGGTGTAATACCATGACTTATACATATTGTAAAAAAATCATTACTGCTGGAAATTATGAAAAAGCTGATATGCAGGATAAACTGGACGTGTTTTTACTGAACAATCGTATTAATCAGGATCAATATAATGAGCTTGTCGAAATGATGAAATAACACGTAATTTTTAACTATTGCGAACTAAATATATAAAAAGGTAGTACCAGCAATTTAGACTAACATTTACTAGTAAATCATTCAAGTAGCCAAACAGATGAAAGATGTCTGGCAGTTATTTACCGTCATGCAACAATAGCAGAAGAGTTCTTAAAGATAAATCCTCGAGAAATTCAGAAAGAGGATTACACTATATAACTCTTCTGTTATTAGTTGAAATAATAATGGAAATATGCTAGTAATGCAACAGGAGTTTAATCCTATTTAATGATATTGATAATATACAGGTATTTGCAAACGAAACGTAATAGTTATGCAAATATTATGCGGATGAACATAGTTTTCAGTTACCAGATAATAATTTACGCAATGATATAGCTATTTAGCTATATCATTTTAGGAGACGACTAATTATGGAAAAAATAACAACTCAATCGATTGATAAAAAAGAAAAAGAAATAAAACATTACATCGGCATTGATACAAACAATTATGTTATTAGGGGGTATACCACTCAGCATATGATACCTTTGGAATCTGATATTTGTATTAATGAAAATGGAGGGGAAATACTTTCGCTTAATGGATGCGAAAATCCTAGTATTGTTAATGAAAACGGGTCCCACAATTATAAATATGTTAACAACGAAGTACGAGGCACTTCAATTGAGGAACAAAATGCCGAATTAAAAGATATACGGTTACAAAGTCGTGGTAATAGAGGGCAAATTAAAAATGTATATGAAAAATTGTCTTCATTTTTGAAAAGATAGTGAATAATCAGATAACTTCTTTAAGAAAAATAATAGTTTAAGAATAATGTGAAAGGATTTGATAAAGTGTGCTAGACTTTACAACAAACTATAAATTAAAAAAACCAACGATAGAAGAATTTGTAAATATAAAAGACATTAACGATAATTTTGAAGATGTAGATAAGCAACTAAATGTTATCGAAGAGAGATCAGATAAAATCTGCATGCAGTTGGACGAAAAAGTAAAAATAGGAGCTGATTATAGACCTAATGTACTTGCTAATGGTGATTTTAAATCATGGAGTAAAGGGATTTATTTTGATAGAAGCTCAATTAATGGTGAATTTATATGTGCAGATTACTGGTATTGTTTCAAAGAAGGATATGCAAAAGGTTTAATTGTATCTAAGGATAACTTGTCAATTAAGATTGGCAATACAAATGCTGCGCCTGCTATTATATCTCAATTAATATCAGCTGTTGATGGAAGTAAATATAAAGGGAAAACCGTTACTATGAGTGCAAAAATAAAAGCAAATACTTCTATTAATGCAAGACTTTTTATTAATTATAACCCAAACAAAGAAGCATATCCAGGAGCTGGTGTTGCAGGTGCAGGAGGAATCAATACGAATATATCGACTGAATATTCTATTGTTCAATTAACTTGTTTAATACCTCAAGATGCAATGGGATTAGAAATAGGTATATCGTTTTGTGCACAGGCAGTTGTAAATATTGAGTGGATTAAATTTGAAGAAAATGACCATGCTACACCATTTATCCCATTAGGATACTATGAAGAACAAATTAAAAGTGGCTTAGCAATAACAAAAACCTCTGGTGATATAATTTATTATATATCACCTACAGGAAATGACATAATAGGTGACGGTAGCCCAAGCAAACCATTTGAGACAATACAGCATGCAATTGATTTATTACCACAGGTTATAAATCATCATGTAACCATACAGTTAATTAATGGAACTTACACAACAACACCTTATTTTAGAGGATTTTCAGGTAGAGGTAGTGTAAATATAAATGGAGCTATTACAAATAATACAGATGATGCTGATTCATTCATTCTGTCTGATGGCATGTATGTAGGTTTTTGTTCTGTATTGATAGCAATACAGGGTATAAAATTTAAAACATCGGTTGGTACGGGATCTGCACTTAGTATTGTATCAACAAATAGCACGGATATAACTTATTGTAAATTTGATGGTTCACCAAGAGCCGCATTATATGGAAATCTAGGTTTAGTTGTTTCACATTCTAATGCAAGGATAAGCTATTCAGATTTTTCAAATTTTACATCTTTATCTTATGCTTATGCAATGTATGCATCTCTTGCATCTATTCTGTATAGCGAGCTTAATACTGGAGTAAATAATACACATGCTCTTATAGCACAAAATGGTTCTAAAATTGGGAAATATAAGACGCAACCACGGGGGCTGCAAGGCTCAAATAGTGGGGGTGAGATTACCGGAAGTACAGAAACAGGTATATTGATGTTCTCGGCTGGAAACTATTATGCAAATGGAAATATGGAAAAGAATAAAGTGAATGGAAATCATGTGCATTTTCGATATATGGTTACTTCCAACTCAACTCAAAATGGAAACGCTTCTTATCATATGCTCACATTAATTAATTATCTACCATCCTCAGAATCAGCGGAATGTGGAGTATGCTATATATATGATAGTTATGGCATACAAAAGGTTATGGCTGCTTACATAAATCCTGATGGGAAAATATATGTGGAAGGTCCAATAACAAACGGATGGCAGTATAGATTTATGTTTGATTATATTACTGACTAAAATGGATATTTTATTATGTGAAAGGATGTGAGTAGTTTGACTAATATTACAACAAATTATAAATTTAATAAACCTAAAGTAGAAGATTTTATTAATATTGAAGACTTGAATGAAAATTTTGATAAAATTGATTTACAAATGAAAGATATTGAAAATAAAGTTATTTACCAATTGGGGGAGGTTGTGAAGAAAACCAAAGCGGATATTACTTATTATGTTTCTCCGTCTGGTAGTGATACAACAGGGGATGGTACACAATCAAAACCATTTGCTACTATTCAGCATTGTATAGGTATATTACCCATTGTAATAAATCATATTATTACAATCCAATTATCACAAGGATATTATTCTAATCCTTTCGCTATTAGTAATTTCATAGGTGGCGGTGGAATAATAATAAAAGGAGACATGACAAGTCTTACAACTGCACAGAATTATACTATAAATGCAACAAGAGATATATTAAATAATAGTGCTAGGATATATTTATGGGGAATCACATTTAACGCAACATCAAATGCTGAAAACACAGTATATCTGGGATCTAACCAGTCGGTATTTATAAATACATGTGTCTTTAACGGTAATAATGGTGGTGCATTCAATAGAGCCATATACTGTAATAATACCAAACTAGATGTTTATAATTGTTCAATCTCTAATTATAGAGGATCTAGTGCAGGAATCGCAGTATGTGGAGTATATAATTCTCAGATATTTTTAGATACTATTAGTGGTTCTAACAATCAGTTTGGCATATATACCAATAACAGTAGTAAAGTTGGAGCAAATGCAATTAGCATGACCTCTGATATACCAAGACGTTCTGGTGGTGGTGCAGAAATTACTGGTAGTACGGAAACAGATACTATACTTTTTAATCCAGGGGCAAATTTTTCGCAAGTTGGAGTAGTACCTATGGGTTCAATGGTAAATGGTAATATTGTGAATATTGTCGGTAGTATAGTACCATATTCAGATAGTACAACAGGGCAAGTGAATATAGTAACCGCTACAAGTTATAAACCCTCAAAATGGGTTTTCGGTGCTTGCTTAGTACAAAATAAAACAAATGGTGCGTTCGTTGGAAATGTCATGGCATCAATGGACACAGATGGTAGAATTTTTGTACATGCATCTAATGTAAGTGCAACTAATCAATATATATTTTCATTTAGCTATATAACTAATTAAAGAAAGGGGACTCTTAATGGAAAATGAAGTAGTTCAAGAAAAGAAAGTAATAAAGTATTATATAGGAACCCAAATGATTAATAGCATTACTTATGTTACATGCGGTTTCTCATCGTGGACATACACATTGGACTATGTTTGTACTTGGTGGAATCTGCTTTGTGGCAATCGGATTGATTAATAAATACTTGTCTTGGGAAACTCCATTAATTGCACAGGCTCTGATCGGGGCGGTCATTGTTACCGTGTTAGAGTTTTTGACCGAATGTATCGTTAATCTGGGGCTTGGATGGAATGTCTGCGATTACTCTAGGATGCCGTTTAATCTGTTAGGGCAGATATTCTTGCCATTCTTCGTGCTATGGATAGGATTATCAATTGTAGGAATTATCCTAGACGATTATTTAAGATACTGGCTATTCAGTGAAGACAAGCCACGATACATATTAATTTAATATGCAATTTGAGACGATTGTGAATTAATCACTTTGATGGACAAAAAGGAGGCAACCCAATCAGGAAGCCTCCTTTTTCTATAGTATACACTAATTACTTTAATTACTAACAATCCATTATCCACCCACAAACCTACCCCCCAGAAAGGAGACCCACCCCAAAATGACCAATGACCAATTCATAAAAACCATCGCCACCTCCGCCCAAAAAGACTGGAAGCTCCACAAAATCCTTCCATCTCTAATCATAGCTCAGGCAATTCTAGAAAGTGCCTGGGGGAAAAGCGGATTGACCAAAAAGGCGAATAATTTATTTGGAATGAAAAGCAGTGCAAGCTGGAAAGGCAATATCTATAATATGCG